GTTTACCCGCTTGGAGCAGAAGGAGAAGTCCAGTGAGTGAGACGGAAGCGCCCGCCCCTGTGGCGGAGAACGCACCCGAGGCTGCCGCGCCGGAGCGTCCGGCGTGGCTTCCGGCGAAGTTCAAGGACCCGGAGGCCCTGGCTTCCAGCTACACCGAGCTGGAAAGGAAGCTGGGCGAGCGGCGCGAGACGCTCATCTCCGAGCTTCGTGCCGAGATGGCGAAGGACCTGCCCGAGAGTCCTGACGCCTATGAGCTGGCGCTGCCCGAGGGCTTCACGGTTCCGGAGGGCTTCGAGTTCAAGGTGGAGGCTGACGACCCCATGGCGAAGGAGGCGCGCGATTGGGCGCACCGCCACAAGCTGTCCAAGGGGGCGTTCACCGAGGCGATGGGCCTGTTCGCCAGGGCGGTTGCGGGGACGCTGCCGGACATGAAGGCCGAGCGCGCCAGGCTGGGAGAGCGTGCCGATGAGCGGCTGGCGCAGCTCGACGGCTACCTTGCGGCGAACCTGTCCGAGAAGGCCTACCGCGCCCTCCAAGGCGTGGCGCAGCGTGCCGAGGTCATCGAGGCGTTGGAGGAGGTGGTGCGCCTGGGTGGTGCCGAGGGCATGCCCGGCAAGGGTGGCGGTGCGGCCCCGGCTTCTGCGGCCAATGCGCCCTTCACGACCGAGGATGAGGTCCGGGCGGCAATGCGCGACAAGCGCTACTACAACGACCCGCACTACCGGAAGTCGGTGTTCGAGCGCGCCGAGCAGTTCTTCGCGAAGCAGGGATAAAGGAAGGGGGTGGAGTTGACCTCCCCCCCCCCTTGAGTTGGTCGGGAAGGAAACCACGACACACGGAGACAGTCTCAGGATGGCCTGTCTCCCCTTGCATTGCAAGCCCCTCCCGTGTCACATACGGGCAGGCCCGAGAGCGCGGCCGGGGGCGGCGGAGGCCGGAACCCCTGAGCCTGCTTGAGACGGACAACCAGGATCAGGTTGAAAGTGGAGAGCAGCGATGCCACAGAACATCGACCTCGCGTTCGTCAAGAGCTACGAAACCGAGGTCTTCGAGGCGTTCCAGCGCCAGGGTTCCCAGCTTCGTGGGACGGTCCGCACCAAGACCGTGAAGGGTGCTGCGGACACCACCATGCAGAAGATCGGCAAGGGTTCTGCCGTCTCGAAGCCGCGTGGTGGCGAGATTCCGCTGATGAACGCGGATCGTGGGTCCGTCAACATCGTGATGACGGACCGCTACGCGCGCGAGCTGGTGGACAAGCTCGACGAGCTCAAGATCAACCATGACGAGCGTGCCATCCTGACCAACGCCATCACCTGGGCGCTTGGGCGTGCGATGGATCAGGACATTATCACGGCGGCTGACCAGGCGACGGGCTACATCGACAACGGCTCTCCGTCCTTGTGGACGGCGGCTTCCGGGCCTGTGGCGGCCTTGGAGACGTTCGGCAAGGACGACGTGCCGCTCGATGGCCAGACCTATGCCATCGTGCCGTGGGAGGCCTGGGGCGACCTGCTGGCCATCCAGCAGTTCTCCGGTGCCGAGTATGTCAGCGACCAGCCGTGGACGGCGCGTGTGCCGTCGAAGGTGTGGGCGGGCTTCACATGGATGCCCTACTCGGGCTGCACCACGTCTGGTGCCGACAAGTTCTGCTACTTCTGGCACAAGACGGCGATGGGCGCTGCCATCGGCGCTGAGATCAGCGTGGACGTGACCTGGAATGGCGAGCGTGCGGCGCACAACATCGTGGGTTCGATGAGCATGGGCGCGAAGCTCATCGACCAGACTGGCGTGAAGCGCAAGCTCTACGACCTCTGAGGAGAACGGATCATGCCCCTCACCCTTGGAACGCTTCTGCCGGGTCCGGTCTTTGCCGGGGCTTATGGCGGCACGGCCACGGAGCGGTCGCCCCGCCTGTGGTTCTACTCGACGCCTGACAACCGCACGACGGTGCTTGCGTCCGGCTACTTCAACGGCGCGACGCATCTTCTCAACCGGGGCGATATCATTGCCGCCCATGTGGAGACGGGTGGGACGCCGGGCTTCATGTTTGCCATGGTGACTTCGGCTTCGCAGGCGGGCACCGTGACGACGTTGCAGAACTACCTCGCCTGAGCGGGGGGGGTTCCGCCGAGTGGATCGGGGGGAGGGGAGGGCGACCTTCCCTCCCCCTTCGCTTAGGGGGCATGGATGCAGACGAAGCTGAGCACCATCAACGCGGCCCTGGCCCGTTTGGGCGAGCGTCCCTTGACGAGTCTTGCCGAGGATGGTCCGATTGCGGTGCAGGCCTTGTCGATCTATGACGCGGAGCGCGACATGGCGTTTGCCGCGCATCCGTGGCACTTCGCGGCCAGGACGGTGACGTTGACGCAAGCGCCTGGCACGCCGCCGGACGGGTGGGAGACGCAATGGTTGCTGCCTGCTGACCTGATGCGGCTTCTGGCTGTGTATCTGCATCCGCGTCAGCCGACGCAGGACTTTGCCCTGCATGATGCCCGTCGCCTTCTGTGGCGGTGGGAGGCCGCGCATCCGCCGGTGATCACCTATGTGGCGCGCATCGGCGAGAACGACTGGCCTGCGTGGTTCCGTGTCTATGTCGAGCTGAGGCTGGCGCATGCCTTGTGCCTTGGCCTGACGGAGAGCGTCGAGAAGACCGATGCGATGGAGCGTCAGGTGATGGCTGCATTCCGTGCGGCGCGTCTGCACAATGCGCAGTCGCGTCCGTCACAGCTGATGGACCTCGGGGCCTTCACGCGGTCGCGGAGATTCTGATGCGCATTGACACGATCCAGACCAGCTTCGTCAGCGGCGAGCTGGCAGATGACGTGAGCGGGCGGAGGGACACGCCGCAGCTTCGCAATGCGGCGCGGCGGATGGTCAACTGCTGGCCGCGTGCGGCTGGCGGTGCGGTGTCGCGTCCGGGCACGTGGTTCCTGACGACGCTGCACGCTGGTATCACGGCGAAGGCGCGCCTCTACACCTTCATTGGCTCCAATGGTCGCCTCTATCTGGCCTACTTCTACCAGACCAGCTCCGACGTGCTGGTGAAGTTCTACCTGTGGGAAACGGTCCAGTTTACTTCCCTGCTCGAACCTTCCGTGATGGACTGTGATCCACTGGGTCCCATTGGCACGTGCGATATCGAGCGCCTGAGGGTAGCGAGCGCCTTCGACACGATGTTCGTGGTGCATCCCGACCTGCCCCCTCAGGTGATCCGGCGCACGGGGCTGACGAGCTTTTCCCTGTCGTCCTACACCATCGAGACGGGCAGCGTGGCGAAGTGGCCTTTCTATCGCTATGCGCCGCAGGCGGTGACGATCACCAACACGGGCTCGTCGGGTGCGGGTGCCCGGCCGGTCACTGCGTCGGCTGCTGCCTTCGCTGCTGCGCAGGTAGGTCGTGCCTTCCGTGTCTTTGACACGGCGACGAGCAAGTGGGTCTATGCGACGATGACGGCCTATTCCAGCCCGACCTCTGCGACCTTCACCTTCGAGGCTCCGGGCTTGACGCCGAGCACGGCCATGCCTCGGTGGGAGGAGCAGGCGTGGAGCAGCGGTCGTGGCTATCCGCGTTCCGTGTGCCTGTTCGAGCAGCGGCTGGTGATCGGTGGCGTGCGCGATGCGCCCGATGCGGTGTGGTTGTCGCGCACGGGGGCCTACTTCAACTTCGACCAGGGCATTGGCGGCGATGCGGAAGGCATTGCCGTCACCTTGTCCAATTCCGGCGATGGCGAGATTCGGCATGTCTACGGCGGCCGCTATCTGATGGTGCTGAGCGCCAACCGGGCGCGCTACTTCGAGACGGCTTCCGGTAAGCCTTTGTCTCCGTCCAACATCGTGCCGCGTCTCATTGGCGACTTCGGGGCGCATCATGCCGAGCCGGTGGCGCTGGACGATGGGGTGTTCTACTGGCAGTCGGATCGCGTGACGCTGCGTCGCCTGTCGTTCGACAACGCCGAGCTGGAACGTCGGGTTCGCACCGAGGCGGCCAACATTGCCGCGCCTGACGTGGAGATCGGCAAGGATCAGTTTTCCATGGCGGCCATGCCGGGTTCCAGGTATGGCCCTGAGGAGTTGCTTGTCTCTCCCATGAAAACCGACGTTGATACGACCGGATATTTCTACGGGCTTGCTCCGGACGTGTTCGATTGGCAGCACATGATGGTCATGCGCAGCGGCGAAAGCGGGCGTGTGGTGCAGTTCGCGCGTTGGATCATGGGGCAGACTCCGGAATACAGGCCAACGGGCAAGGTCTATGCGGTGGCCGAGGGCGACGGCTTTCTTTTCATTGTCGTGTGTCGCATTCTGCCGGAGGGCTCTCGTGTTCTGTCCCTTGAGGTCATGCATCCCCAGATGTGGGAAGTGCCTTTGGACGGGGCGCGCGGCACTATGTATTCGGGTCCCTTCACCATGCCGGTGCAGCATGTGAACAACTACATATCGTCGCTCACTTTCTACGTTGTGGGGAGCGGCGGCGAGGATCGTCTTGTCGGCACCGTCGCGGCTGCCTGGAACGTCCTCAACTACACGATTCCCAACACCACCCAGGCCTTGCCGCCTTTCTTCTGCGGTGTGCCTTATCCGTGGGGTGTGGCGGCTTATCCGGTGAAGTTCGATGGCCAGTTCGGTCCGGGCGATGATCGCCGCTTGCGTGTCGTGCGTGCTTCCGTGCTGGCCCGTCCTTTCGATCCGGTGCGCATCGAGGGTGGATCGCCTTTTCCTGTCGCCAGTCTGCATATCCGGGAGCAGCAGGGGTTGGAGGACCAGAATGGCGACTTGATCATGGACGAGAACATGTTGCCGGTCATTGGCACGGTGGTGCTGGCCGATCCCGAGGAGCATGTGTGGCGTCGCGCCCGTTTGATGGGATGGCAGCAGGACGGGGCGTTGCGCATTGTGCGCGACAAGGGCAAGCCGTGGGCACCTGTCAGCGTCCTGTCGCTGGCGCGTGAGGTGAGGATGTAGGCGATGAGCTGGACCTTCCTGATGGCTGCCGCGACTGTGGCTTCGGCGGCGATGCAGTATTCCTCGGCGCGTGCGCAGGCTGCCTATGGCCAGGCGGCGGCGCGTGTGCAGCAGGTGCAGGCGAACGAGCAGCGAGAGCTGAACGCCATCCAGGCGGCGCAGGAGGAGAACGAGCGTCAGCGCCGTGCGCAGCTGGTGGCGAGCGCGAACCTTGCGACGGCGGGTGCTGCTGGCTACGACCCCTGGACTTCGGGATCGTGGCTGACGATTGCGGGCGAGAACGAGCGCATGGCGTCCGAGGATGTGAGCAACATCCGGCTGATGGGCAGCGCACGCGACCGGCAGTTGCAGCTGCAAGGTTATGGTGCGGAGATTTCCCGTTCTGCCTATGCGCATCAGGGTTCGACGGCGTGGTTGCAGGCGGGTGCGACCCTGCTGCGCGGTGGCGCTGAGGTGGCGAGGGGTTGGCGATGACGTTGCAGCGCGATGAGCGGCTGGCGAGTGTCCGTCCCATAGGGGTTACCGACACGCGCGAGATCGAGCGTGCGGGGCAGGCGGCCGGGGCTTCGGGCCGTGTGATTGCTGGCAACCTCGATCCGCTGATCAGCATGGCGGCGCAGGGGGCCAGGGCGCAGGCGGTGGAGCGCGGGGTCGTCCGTGCGGGCCGGGTGCAGTTCGAGATGAAGGACGGCATGCCGGTCATGCCGGAGGATCTTCCGGGTGCCGGGTCTTTCTTCCATGCCAATGAGGGGTATCGCGCGGCGCTGGTGGCCCGTTATTTGTCCGAGAGCCGCATTGCCGCCAGCCAGCGCATGGGCGAGCTGGCGCGCACGCATGCGACCGATCCTGACGCATTCGAGGCGGCGGCGCGGGCACAGGTGGAGGGTTGGTCATCTGCGGCCCCCGAGGCTTTGCGTGCGGAGCTGGCACCGATCTATCTGACCGAGGCGGCGCGTGTGCATGCGCGTCTGGCCGAGGCGCGCATGACGCGGGAGGTAGCGGCTTCGGCGCGTTTGTCTGCGCAGGCGCATGGCCTCAACGTGAGCGAGGTCCAGATGGCGGTGGAGCGGGGGGAGGATCCGTCTCCTGCCTTGCGCCGTGGCGAGGAGTTCCTGTCGCGGCAGGTGCAGCTTGGGGTGCTGACGGCTGCCGATGCGGAGATGCAGCGGCGCGAGTTGCAGGTGGCGCGCATTGCGGGCGGTGTGTTGGCCGAGGCGCGGCGGCGCGGCTATGCGGGTGGCAATGCCTATCTTGAGCGGTTCGAGCGTGGCGAGATTGCGCCGGGCGAGCTGTCGGTCGAGGAGCGGCGGCAGGTTGGCGAGCTGGCGCGTGCGCGTCTGAATGTGGCGCGTGCGGTGGAGGACTACACGCGCGTCGAGGGCACGCGCCGTGCGGTGACCGAGGTTGAGGCAATGGTGTTGTCGGGCCAGTTGGACATGGCCCGGTTGCGTGAGCTTGAGCGTGTTGTGCCTGGCATTACCGAGCGTGCCGAGATGGCCTTGCATCGGCGTGGCAGCCTGATGGCTTCGACGTGGGTGCAGGAGTATCGGATTGCGGCGGCGCGGGAGGCGGAGGGTGCTGCGCGCCGCGAGACGGTGGTGGAGAACCCGTCTGGTCCTCTTGGGTCGTTGATCGACCCCAATGCGCCGCGTGAGGTCCAGGATGCGCAGGCTCAGGCGGTCTTGCGCGAGCGCGGTGCGCAGCTTCAAGAGCGTGCGGCCCAGGCGAAGGCGGCGTCCGAGGCGGAGAAGGAGCGTGCGAAGGCTGATGCCGAGCGGATGATCCGGGAGGGGCGGATCGACGAGGCACGGATGGAGCAGATCGAGGCGATCATCCCTGGCACGTGGACGCGCGTGGAGTCTGGCATCGCATCGCGTGGCGAGCGGGCCGCGACGGCGTGGCGGCAGGGTGTGTCGGTGGCGCGTGGCCGCGCCATCGAGCAGGCCATGATCGAGGCGATTCTGGGTGGTGAGCCTTTGACGGGTGGCTTGCCGCCTTCCCAGATTGACGAGGGTGCTCCGCTTGCGGTGCAGGCGGCGCAGGCTGCGGAGCTGGCGAAGCGTTACGAGGAGGCGCAGAAGGAGCGTGCTGCGGCTGCGGAGCGGTTGGAGAAGATGCTGATGCATGCTCTGCCCGGCATGACGCCTGCCGACCATAATGCCAACAATCTGGCGGTGGCTTCCGAGATTGCCTTGCGTGCCAATGGTGGCGTGGTGCCTGACTATGCGACGCCGCGTGGGTTGCGGGCTGGCATGATTGCCTCGATGACGGGTGTGATGCCCCCCGAGATGCGTGCCTACATCCAGGGTGGTGCGCAAAGCGACGATCCCGAGGCGTTCATGGCGGCAGCGCGCGCCTATGCGGCGGGGCGGCGGAGCGAGCATCCGAACGTGCGTGCGGCCTTTGATCGCCTTGATCCGCTGACCAAGAAGATGCTGGACGGCGTGGAGGCCGATATTTCGATGGTGGGTGCGCCTCCGCTGGCGGTGATGGAGGAGCGTCGGCAGGCGGCGGCGGGCCGTTCCACGTCGCTGGACGATGCCGAGAAGCGTTTGGGAGACACGGCAGCCAAGCAGCGTGCGGCGTTGGATGCGGCCATCGACCAGCAGATTCCACGGCTTGTTTCCTGGTTCGCGCGCAACATGCCCTGGGGCGAGGGTGCGCCTGAGGTATCCGAGCATGTCCGAGATCTGATGCGGCGGGCCATTCTCTTTGACATGGCCTTCAACAACCGGAGCCTTGAGGCGTCTGCGGCTTCGGTGATCGACAACTTCGCCACGACCGGAACGTGGGCGCGCGATGAGCGTGGCAATGTGATCGAGAGCGTGCCTTTCATGCGCTTTGGCGTGTCGCGGCTGGGTGTGAACGACATTGGCCAGGTGGCTTCCGAGCGTGCGCGGCTTGTCAGTGATCCGCCCGAAGTGGTGCTCGCGGCTCCCTACAGGAACGCTTCCTCGACTTTGGCGTGGGTTGTGCCGCACGTTCGGCAGGAGGCTGAGAGGCGTGGGATCGAGCTGCCTTCCGGCATGAGCCTGGACACCGTGCGGCTGCGTCCGGTCTATGAGGGTGGCCAGCGGCAATGGCAGGTGTGGTATCGCCATGGCACGGTGACGACCTACGTGGCGGAGAAGGGCACGGCGGTGCCTGCCTTGTTCGATCTTGAAGCGCGGCGTGCCGAGCTGATTCGTGGCGATGCTGCCGCCGATGCGGCCGTCGAGAGGGAGCGTGCTGCGCGGGAGAGGCGGAACCTGAATCCTGAGGACGTGCCCAGCCTGGGTGTTGCGCCGTGAGCGATAACTTGCAAAACCCGAGCCGCTACGCGCTTGGCCGTGGCACGGAGCCTGCTGCCGAGGCTTCGTTCCTGCGCAACTTCGTCAACCAGTGGTGGTTCGAGTCCGGTTTGGAGGACGAGGTTCGCCGCATGGCGATCCGGACGGAGACGACCTTTGCGGGCCGCTATTCGCCGGTGGAGGGCTACAACCCCTTCGATGACCGCGAGGCGCTTCGTGGCTTCGAGCGCAACCTGCATTTCTTCCGCGATAGCCGTTCGCCTGCCGAGACGGAGGCGATCAAGCGGTGGGTGTTGGAGAGCAAGCGTCGCCAGGAGGAGTTGGAGGCGATGGTTGCCCACAACCTCAACGTCTCTGGCTTTCTGGCTGGCGTCCTGACCCCCGGCAACATCCTGACGGGGCCGCTTGGCATTGGGCGCGGCGTGGTGCGTGGTGCCTTGACGGGTGCGGCGCAGGGTGTGTTGGGCGAGGCGATTGACACCGGCATCCGGCAGGCTGCGATGCCTGCCGAGACGGCGGGCAATCCGCCTGTGACGATTGCGGGTGCGGCGATCTTCGGTGCGGCCTTGGGCGGCGCGATTGGCAAGTTCATCGACATGCGTGCCTTGGGCCGCTTCGATGCGGCGCAGGCGCGTGCCGAGGCGTGGGAGAGCCAGCGTGCGGCGGGCGTGCCGTGGCGCGAGCGTGTGCTGCCTGACATGCCGGATCGTCCGCCGGACATGGCACCGCCACCGCCTCCGACGATGCGGCCGCGTGCTGAGGGTGAGGCCCCCCCTGCTCCCGAGCCTCGCCCTCCCGAGCCACCGCCGCCTTCGCCGCCTCCGCCGCCCACGCCTGAGCCGCGTCCTCCGGAGCCTTCTCCGAACGCGGCGTTCATGGAGCAGTGGGCGTCGTCGCGTGCGTTGGCGGACCGCGATGGTTTGACGCAGGAGATCGAGGCGCGCAGCAGGCGCGGCGAGACGGAATCGAGGATTGCCAAGGCGTTGCTGCCGGACGAGCCATTGCCGGTGGCGAAGGAGATCGTGCGCGACGTGCGCGCCACGCTGGGCTTTCCCGATCCCGGGACGCGGGTGGAGTTCGAGGCATGGCGGCGTTCGCGTGAGGAGGCGGCTGCGCCCGAGACGGCGGCCGAGACTCCGCCAGCCGCCCCCGAGACTCCTGTGGATGCGCGTGTGCGGCAGCTTGAGAGCGAGGCGGGCGCTATCCTGCGCGAGCTGGAAGGGGCGGAGGGTGCCGAGGCGCGGCGTCTCATTCTTGAGCTGAACCGCCGGATGGACGAGATGGCGGCGCTGGCGGACGAGGCCGAGACGCCTGCCAGCACTGCACCGCCCGAGGTCGCGGAGAGTGTTGCCAAGGCGGCCAAGGAGGCGTCGGAGAGCATTGCGTCCATCAGGAGCGCCTCCGAGGCCGACATGCCCCCAGAAGCCCCTAGGATGGCTTCTGAGGGGCCTCAGGCCTCTTCCGCTACCCAGGTAGCCGGGACGCCTTCGGACGCATCCACGGGCCTCTCAGGGCCTTCTGTGCCACCCCCTCCTCCTCGGCAGCCTCCGGTGGGCATGCGGATGCCGAAGCAGCCGAGCGAGAACGCCGACCGCATTGCGCCCGGCTCGCTGCTGGACAAGCTGCGGTGGCGGCAGATGCCGTGGCACTACCTCAAGAATCTGCCCAGGGGGCTGATTCCCGAGGACTTGCGGCAGCGTGTGTCGCAGGCGGCCGACCTGCTGGCCGACTCGCCTGGCCTGCACTACATCGGCGAGCGTTTGGGCTGGCGGCCCGAGCAGTCCGTCGAGAACGCCGTGAAGGTGCTTTCGGCCCGGCTGATGCGTGCCAACCGCGAGCTGACCGACGCATGGTTCGCCCATCTCGGCGTCGAGCGCAGCGGCGCTGGCACCACGGGGCAATTGACGCGCCGCATCACTGCCACCTACCAGCGCGTGGCAGGCAGCGAAGGCAAGATGACGTGGGGCGAGTTCAACCGCGAAGTCGGCACGGCGCTTGCCCAGGGGCACCACCCGGATCCGAACGTCATGCGCGCCATGAAGGCGCATCGGGAGTTCTACGACTGGTATCAGCAGCAGGCCATCGACCTTGGGCTGCTGCTCACCCCCGAGAAGCTCGCAAGCCGCATCCAGTCGCGGGCGGCCATCCTCAACCGCATCGAGCAGACGCAGCTTCCGGAGCTGGCGCGGATGCTGGACAAGGCCGAGGCCGCCGAGGCAGCGCGCGGGCCACGCTATCGCACCCTCATGACGCCCGAGATGAAGAAGGCATGGGACGATACCATCGCCGAGCTGCGCCAGGTGTCGGAGGACATGAACCGCGCCACCGAAGGCTGGACGCGCCTTCTTTCTGGCGAGGACCTCGAGGCCTACCGCGCCCTGGTGGAGCGGCGCAGGACGCTCACGGCGCAGATGCAGGACTTGCGCAAGGCCGCTGGCAAGGACACGGAGCCCGTCACGCAACGGCTTCGGGAGAAGATCGACCACCTGATGAACCTTGCCGACGAGCTGCACGTCAAGCTGGAAGCGGACCTCGAAATACGGAACCGGCAGGCTCGCATGGGCGAGAAGGCCGACCCGGCCTATGTGCCGCACCTGTGGATGCCGGAAGCCATCGCCAGGGACCCGAGCGGGCTGGCCGAGGTCATCGCCAGGGACTGGGTGGAACGACAGAAGTTCGGCTGGGAGCAGGTGCGCCCCGACGTGGTGCAGCTTCGTGCCGATGCCCTGGTCGCCAACATGGCAGGCGGGGGACCGGGCGATGCCCTCCGCGCCGTGCTGGTGCGATGGAACACCATCCGTGGCATGACGCCCGACGAAGCCGCCAGCAAGGCCGATGCCATCGTCCAGCCCATCCTTCCCTCCCTGCGGGAAAGCGGATGGAAGCGCGCCCGGCGCGAGGTCCAGGCGATACGCGGCAGGGACGGCGACCGCGAGTGGACGCAGGAGCAGCGGAACATCGTGGCGGCCGCGCTCCGGGAGGCGGGCGTGCCAGCCACGGTCAGGAACAAGGGAGAGACTTTCGGCACCGGCATCGTGGACGCGATCTTCGATATGGACTCCACGGCGCGCACCCAGATGGACTTCGGATCCGCCAAGGGGCATGCCGAAAGCCGGACCATCACCGCCGCCACCGCCGACCTCGCGCCGTGGCTGCATCTCAATGCCGACGAGCTGGCGCTGCAATACCACCGCACCATGGCACCGCTGCTGGAAACCGCCAGGCGCTTCGGCGATGCCAACCTCACGCGATTCACCGAAGCGCTGCGGCACGACCTCACCAGCGAAGGTGTTCCGCTGCGGGTGCAGGACCGGATCGTGGGGGCGCTCACCGACCTTCGCGACGTGGTGGCCGACCGCTACGGCATGCCTTCCGACCCGACCCTGTGGACGCCGCGCATCCTGAGGCTGCAAACGCAGTTCGCCGTGCTGACCCAGATGGGCAAGGCGGTCTTCGCCGCAGTGGCCGACTTGGGCCGCACCGGCTGGGCGGTCGGGTTCCGGGAGGCGTTCGGCACCGTGCTCGATGCCGTCGCCAAGGATCGCAGGGGCCTCAGGATGGCCATGGCAGAGGCCGACGAGATGGGCGCGGCCGCTGAACTGGTGCTCATGTCCCGCGCGAACGAGTTTTCAGGCATCCATCCCGGAGACTTCGGCCGCACGAAGGTCGAGCGGTTCTTCAACCGCGCCACCAACACCATGAACCTCGTCAACCTGCTGGCCCCCTGGACCGACATGATGAAGCGGTTCAGCGGTGCCTTGCTGCAAAGCCAGATCGTCAAGGACTCCATCGCCATGGCGGAGGGCACCATCACCACCGAACGCCTCAAGCTGCTGCGCGAGCGCGTGTCGGACGAGATGGCGCTGCGCATCGCGGCAGCTTGGGATGCCCAGGGCAGGCCATCGCAGGGCAGGCTGGCGCTGGCCTCCACGCCCGGTTGGCAGGATCAGGAGGCAGCGCAGGCGCTGCGGGCTGCCATCGCGCGCATTACGGAGACGGCGGTGCCGACCCCCGGCGCTGCCGACCGGCCCCTGTTCATGCGCGAGCCGTGGGGCCGCATGGCGTTCCTCTATCGCGGCTTTGCCCTCGGTGCGACGCAGCGCATCCTGGGTGCCGCGTTGCAGGAGAGAGACAAGCGCGCCTTGTCAGGCATCGCCGCCATGGTCGCCCTGGCGTGGCTTGTCGAGGGAAGTCGCCAGTCGCCGCACGAGCGGCATCCGATCATGTCCTTCGAGCGCCTCTACTCGGCCGTGGAACGCTCGGGCGTGCTGGGGATCCTCACCGACGTGAACACGATGGTGGAGGTCTATAGCGGGAACCAGCTCGGCGCACGCCCCCTGCTCGGCCTTGACCCCGAGCCTTGGAACAAGAACCCCAACTGGGTGAGGCTGGCAGGCACGGCCACCCTTGGCGGTGCTCCTGCCGTGGAGCCGTGGATGCAGGCCATCTGGGCCTTCACGTCCGATGAGGCCAAGGGCAGCCAGCAGGCTGCTGCCGTCAGGAGGCTTATCCTGTTCAACAATCTGCTGTATTGGGATGGGCTGGTGTCGTCCGTGCAGCGCGATGTTGGCTCAACCTTGGAGGGCAAGTGATGCCTACCGTGTTCTCATATCCGCTCCTCACTTCCTACTCGCCAACGCAGCACACCGTCCTGGGGTGCGACGCCACGACGGGAGATGTGCAGCGCTACGCCATGACCACCCTTTCTCCCATGGAAAGGCTGGCGGACCTCACGCCACCGGCGCAGACGACCATCGACATGACCAACTTCACAATGTGGGAATACAACAGCCTTGAGCTGTTGCTGATAGGCGTCGGCACGGGAGGCAGCACCAGCAACGCCACCTTGCAGCTCTATCGCAACTACTCTCTGGTCACGTCCGGCTACTCGTGGGCAATGAGCCATTGGAATACCAGCACCGTCAGCGCAGCGGGCGGCACATCCCAAAGCGCAATCACATGGACGGCCGGTGGCCTTTCCGCCACGAGAGGCATCATGGCGCGCTTCCACATCTCCCAGGGGGACGACACGCTCAATCCCCAGGTCACCATGAGCAGCAGCCAGCCCAGCAACGCGAACGTGTTGCAGGGAGTCAGCCTGTCCGGCGAGGCGACGGGAGGCATCGGATTTGTGAGCGGCATCCGCCTCATTGTGCCGGTTGCCTTCAACACCATCGGGCGCATTCTTCTGTTCGGGCTACGCTAGGAGAGGATGATGGACCACCACGATGAGCGTCTTTCCAAGATCGAGCAGCGGCTTGCGCACATCGAAACCAGCGTGGCAGTCATGAACCGGCACATGGAACACAACGACGCACTGCGCAATACGCTCAACGTCAGGACGGAGGCCATGCAGGCTGCCATCACTTCGCTGGCGCAGAACATGGCGGTGATGACGGCCCGGCAGCAGCCGAACATGGTCGCTCCTGTCAGCGCCGCCAGCATCTTCGCCGCCCTCGGCACCGCGCTGGGCGTATGGCTCGGCAAGTTCATGGGCATCATGTGATGGTCGTCGTCACCCTTCACTACGTCAACGCTGACGGCAAGCCGATGGCGGTGCAGGCGGAGCGGTCCCATGGCGGCCGCTGGTGGCACCTTTACGTGGAGAACCTCCCCGCCTCGCGCGTGACAGGCAAGACGCTGGAACAGGCGCAGAAGGCCCTGGAAACCCGCTGCCGCGCCCTCGGTTTCAGGATCAAGCCCGCATTGACCGCTAAGCCATGAAGGGTGCGTTGGAGACGCGGTGCTGGAAGGACCGCATCTCGTTCCACACGTTCTCCATCGACGCATCGTGCGACACGGCTGGCAGCGGGAACAGGTATTGCCAGACGCAGCCGCCATCGCTGGCAGAACCGCTCGTGTGCGTCGGTGGCGTTGTGCCGGTCGTCGTGCCCGACGCAAGCAGATAGACGTTGCTGCCATGACGGCAGTAGGGATTCGAGGCAGGCCACGCCTTGCTGGCCTCCCAGATGCCATAGGAATGCCCCAGAAGCCGCAGCCCGTGCGAGGCAGGCCCGTCTATCGCGATGTTGCTCAGCAGCGTGTTGCGCCTGCCCTCGCCGCCGAACGCCGGGTTGATCGTGAAGTTGCCCCAGTTGGTGCTATCGGCCTCGAAGCGCCGCCCGTTGCCGATGCAGAGGTTTTGGAGCACTCCGTTCTGGCTGCCATAGACGCAGATGCCGCTGTGCCAGCAGCCCGTGACGCGGTTGTTGACGATCAGGCAGCGTGTGCCGGTGACGCTGATGCCGTTGTCGCCCGTGCCCTCGACGGTGCAGTCCTTCACCGTGATCTGCTGGCAGGTGCGGGTGATGCCGACCATCTCAAGGCTGCGGATGCCAAGGTCGAGCTGCGGCGTGTTGAACGCCGTGCAGCGCGAGATGGTGCAGCGCTCGGCACCATCCACCAGATAGACCCCGAAGTTGGAGGGGTTGCCCGTCAGGTCGCAGTCGTCGATGAGCAGCCCCTTGGCACCATTGACCAGGATCGTGGTCGAGGCCGCCACGCCACGGTTGAACAGGCTGCGGAGGACGCGGCATTCCTGCGACGCGGTGGTGGCCTGGACGGCAGCCCGCCGCGTGTTCTGGAACACGCAGTTTTCCACCACCGCCTCCGCAGCCGCCATCTTCACGCAGTAGGAGTTGAAGCGCGACTTGGGAGACAGGCTGTTGCCGCCGTCAAGGGTGAGCGACGCGATGACGCAGCCATCGCCGGGTTCCAGCATTCCGCGCTGCTCCATGGCGGCCCCCGTCTCCGTCATGTGCAGGATGGAAACGCTGCGCTCGCCCACGAGGCGCGTGCCGGGCGGCATCACGACAGGCGTGCGGACGGCCCACACCCCCGGTGGCACCAGCACCACCGGGGATGCAGCCAGCGCCGCGCTGATGGCAGGCCCATTGTCGAAAGCCGGATCGCCCGGTCGGGCGTCTGCGAAGGCAATGGACCGCATGGCAGCCTTCCTACGGATGATCCATGAACTGGCCAAGGGTGGCCAGCCTCGAACGCGCGCGGGTCAGGCTATCATAGGCCGAGGCGATGTGGTCATGGACCGCACGCGCCGTCAGGAGGCCGCTCCGCGCAGTGTGGATGGCAATCTCGGCCCCGTGATCGTCCACGGTCGGATCGAGCGGCACATGGTGCTCGGCCTGCACGTCCGACAGGTTGTCCTGAGCCGCCGTTACAAGGTCGCTGGCCTTGTCGATCAGGGCAGCCAGCATCTCCTGGGCAGCGTCGAGGCTCTCGCTGGTTGGATAGTTGCTCATCGGCGTTCCCTCACTGGATGGTCTGCGGAATGTCGAGACGCGCCCTGTCCGCCTGGTAGGCCACACGGATCATGCGCTGCGCGCACTCCATGTGAGCCTCCACATTGTCATGGACGAGCAGGCCGCGAGAGAGGATGGTGCCCATCAGCGACGCAGCCATGACAAAGGCCTCCCTGGGGGTCAGGCCGCTGGCACCGGCCTGTTCCAGGCATGACTTCACGACCTCGCTGATACGCCCGACACGCTCATCGTCCATCATCGCACGGCCTCCCCGATCCCCATGCCGATGCGCGAGCGGCGGCTTATCAGATCCCTCACAACAGGCATGTCCTCCACCTTCACCACAATGCGCCCGCCAAGGGGGTCATGCGCCGAGAAGCGCGTGTGCAGAAGATTCGGCGCTTGCAGCTTGAGCTTGCGGTAGAGATGACGCGCGGAGCAGTGGATGGCCTCTGCCGCCTGGTCGATGGTCATCGTCGGGCAGTCCTCATCGAGCTTGGGTGGACGCGGACGGAACTGCGTGCGGGCTACGAACCGCTCGCGGGACATGTTCATGAACGCCTCCGGCAGATACCACTTGCCACGGATCTTCACCGCGCTCAGGCGATCCGGATGGCGCGTGACCAAAGCGGACAGGGCGGAGTGGCACACGCCATGGTGCTCTGCCACGGTGCGCAGCAGCCGCCATTCGCCCTTGTCGAAGTCCTGCGCTTTCAGCTTGGCCAGATGGCGGCGCATGTCGCGCATTTCCTTCTGCGCCGTGTTGATGATGCCCTGCCGCACATTCAGCTGTGCCTCAAGGCGAGCGATCTCGCTCATCGTTCAGTCTCCTTTCCTGTTGATGAAGTCAAGGACGAGCCGGGTGGCATCGTCCACCGTCGCGTCCGCCGGAATGTCGAGGTCGAACACCCGGTCGTCCAGCAGTCCTTCCAGGTGGTTGGCAGGCGGCGTGTCACCCAGGCGATGCAGACGCACCGTCAGCCCCCGCATCGCCTTCACCGCGTCGAACTCTCGCGGCAGGCGCATGTCGTCGATCACCAGCGCCCACGCAGGGCTGAATGCCAGCTCCGCCTCCAACGCACGCTCGCGCCACCAGGGCGTCACGGCATCGAGCAAGGGGCCGATGCGCAACAGCAGCTCGCGGCCGGTGATGCTGCCCTCCGCAACGGGCCGGTCCTTGAGCGTGGTCACGCGCGCACGGGCTGCGTCGTTGTCCTGCACCACGCGCGCTTGCCGCATGACATGGATCGCAGCCGCCCGCACAGGCGCTGCAAAGGACCAGCGCACAACGTCCGTCCGACCCGCCTGCAACGCATCGGCCAGCGTGCTCTTGCCGCTGCCGATGCGGCCATACAGGCCAACCACCCTGGTCATGCCTTGGGTTCCTCTCCGAAGATGTTCCAGTAGGATGCGATGCCCGTGCGGGGATGCACGAAGAACATCGACTGCGACGGCGGTGCGGGCTTGGCACGCAGCACATGGGCGGCAAACTCGTCGTAGCCCTTGAGCGTGCCATTGACGATCACCCCCGGCAGCATGGCCGAGAAGTGCCAGTGGCCGATGAGCAGATGGTCAAACCGCTGCCCCAACGCAGCCTTCTGGCTCTCCATCTTGTAGCGGCCACGGAGAATGGGGCCGAGAGGACCGATCATCCCGTCGCCGCCCTTCACCCCGAGGTCATGCCCATGCACCGCCAGGAACGACGTGTTGTGGA